GAAATCCTCTCGAAGAACCCCGATGAACTCAAGTTGGGTGTTTTGGAACAGTTGGGTCTCGAACAACCCACGACGATGCGCATTGGATGGGGTGCTACATGGGAAGATGACAAGTGGGTCTTCTCCCAATCTTCGGGGGTTCTCAGTCTCCATGGTCAACTCCCCTTCTTTGGTAAGTGTCCTCATGTCGCCATGTGTGGTATGATGTCTCCACGCGATACACCCTACTCGAGTCTCGAGGCGGCGACGGAGGTCTCCAGACGCCTGAGTCACCAGGTGTTTGGAACGAGGGAACCAGTCCATTCCCTGGAGCTTTCCCAAATTTTAGTATTTGTTGTGGTGCTACTTATAGTTTTAGTACTCATCTATCGTAACAGAAATCAATGAAGTTTAAGGCCAATGTCTACGAACCAATGTATGATTTCAACAACAAAAAGTACATACGCCTCACGATTCCCCCAAAAGCATCGGAAATCATTAGGGGTATGCACACCTCAAGGATGCACTTCCTCATCAATCAAAACGTGGATGACCCCCTCGATGGTCACGTCCTCACCGTGAAAGTTCCATTCCGTTATAGGAGAGTGATGTGCGAAGTCAATGGGCGACCCGTGCAGTCTCTTATAAAGGGGGATGAAGTTGAAGTCGTAGTGGACTTCAAGGGGTTCTGGAATGTAGGAAATCACTCGGGCTTCTCTTGGATACTCTCGAGTTCCTCAACAGGAGCCTCGGTGGGCTGATTAGGGTCATTGGGAAGGTCGATGGTCTTGAGACCACCCTTCTGGAAACCACGAAAAGTATGGAGCATACCCTGAAGGCGAAATACCTCCTGGGTCATCTGCTCGATGTTCTTCTCAAGCCTCGTAATATTCTCTTCAACGTCGACGATGGGCATCTTTGTACTCATTTAAAGTTTGTAACCTTTAAATAAGTATGACCACCCTAACTAGAACTGGATGTCTGGTGAGTGAGGGTCCAATTCAAGAAATTAAAAAGGAACTTACGGTAAGAGCCCAAGTTAATGGGGACTATGGATTTCCTCCACCGCCTTTCAAAGTTTTTAGACCAACAAAGAGTGGAGTGTGTGTTCCCAGATTCTATGGAAGTGCTAAGCTTGGAGAGCCTGTCCACGACAAGCGACCCGAACCTACACGAATTAGAGCGAAGTTTGCTGGACAACTCAGAGACGCCACACACCAAAACGAAGCTCATGCAGCAGCAATTAAGGCAGGGCATGGTATCCTTTCTCTACCATGTGGCTATGGGAAGACGACGGTATCCTTGGCTATAGCGTGTACATTGGGGTACCGAACGATGATTGTTGTTCACAAACAGTTTTTGGCAGACCAATGGAAGGAGAGAATTCAACAGTTCTGTCCAGGTGCCACCATTGGCATCGTCCAGCAGGACAAGAAGGAGGTTAACTGCGACTTTGTCATAGCGATGCTTCAATCTCTCTCCCTCAAAGAATACTCGTTTACAGATTTTGACACTGTGGGTACTCTCATCGTGGATGAGGCGCACCACATATGTGCGAAAGTGTTCAGTCAGTCGCTCTTCAAAATGTGTCCTAAGCACATCTTTGGCCTCTCAGCAACACCCGAGAGGAAGGATGGGTTGACCAAAGTACTTCACTGGTTCATGGGACCCACCTTTTTCGCCGTAGAGAGGAAGAATCAGGAGCAGGTGGAGGTGTTTCCAGTCATCTTTGAATCACCAAACTACAGGAATCCACCACCATCCATGAGGAACGGGAAGATATCAATGCCCAACATGATTACGGAATTGGTTGAGGATAGGCAAAGAAACAAAATGCTCGTCGAACTCGTGAAGAAGGCTTCAGCTGGAACGAGACAACTTCTCGTTCTCAGTGATAGAAGGCAACACTGTGAACTCCTCCACCAATGTTTCCCCAAGACTTCGGGACTCTACATGGGTGGTATGAAGGAGGTTCAACTTCAGGAGTCTTCAAAGAAGAAAATCATCTTTGCGACGTTCAGTCAAGCCCACGAAGGCTTGGACATCCCAACCCTCGATACTGTCATCTTGGCATCACCAAAGTCAGACATCACTCAAAGTATTGGAAGAATTATGAGGGAGACAAAGGGTAAGAAGAATAACCCTCACATCTATGACGTCCATGACCCATGGTCTATCTTTACGGCTATGTACTACAAGCGTACGAAGGTGTACCGTCAAGGTGGTTTCAAAATCCATGGTAGGGTGGCTGAAGAGAAGCCCACATTCCCCCAGGGAAAGTGTCTGTTTTTATAATCTGAACATCTATTAAATGTCTGGTGCATTGATACAGCTTGTTTCTAAAGGTGTTCAGGATGTGTATCTCACGAGTGAGGAGGGACATTCCTTTTTTCGTATGAAGTTTGCTCGACACACAAACTTTTCGCAAGCTCCCAAATTTATTAAGACGATAAACACGAACGACACATCCATCCAGATTCCAGTTTTGGGGGATGCCATCAATGGATTATGGTTTGAATCGTCGAACAGAAATGGAAACATCGCTTCAAACTTGTTCTACAATTCTACCGTAGACCTCTTTATAGGTGGACAAAAGGTTGACTCGCAGCATTATGATTACTATTCGGACATCTGGCCTAATTATCTGGCTGACACGTACAATAAATCACAGGAGTTGAACAATAAGACGTCGAATGCTAACTTTACGTTCTTACCCCTTCATTTCTTTTTCTGTGACCACAAGGCGTTCTTACCCCTCGTGGCACTTCAGAATCATCAAGTCGAGATACGAATTAACTTTGATGAGACAAATGTGGCGGGTATAAACGAGATAGATAAACAGGCAAAATTGTATGGTAACTACATCTATCTCGACAAAGAGGAACGTGAATCGATGACTCGACGTCAGATGGATTTTGTCATCACCCAATCCCAACGTCTCGAAAATGAATTGGAAACGGTTAGTGATAACACGACTGAAAGGGGTGGGTACAACGTTGTTGACATTTCGAGCTTTAACCACCCCGTGAAGTCTCTCTTTTGGGGTTTCGGTGCATCGAGTGATGATTTCGCAAACGACCGTTTCACATTCTTAAACGCTGACATCCAAATCAATGGTACACCTCTCCTTGAAAATATGACACCTGTCTACTTTCACACGATACAAAACTACTACAAGTCACAATACGGTCACAGTGAATTTATTCCTGAAACCGAGGTACTCCTGTACACGAGGTTCTTCGGATACCACTTCTGCCTCAATGTCTCAGACTACAATCCATCAGGTTCCTGCAACTTCAGTCGCCTCGATAATGCCAAGCTCGTCTTGCGCGGTGTTGAGAAGGGTAACCAAAGACCCGCCAACCAATCACTATTTGTCTATGCCGTAAACTATAACATCCTCAGAATCAAAGATGGTTTGGCTGGAATTTTATTCGGTAACTAAAGTATATGGGTAGGACAGTTCGTTTCGACCAGATTTATGTAGCCAGTCTGGACGCAGACCCAACAGAACAGGATGTTCTGTCATCTGTGAGAAGTATTATTACCAGTGAAATTGAAGTCGAGCTTTTAACAGTCGACACAGTTGCAATTTCGAATACGAGTGCCACTAAATCCTTTTCGATGGGTACAAGTCTGTTCATGGACAATTCAGCTCCCAACATAGTTCTCGATGTCACGAAGGGTATTCGCAGTGAGCGCCTGTACGTGAATGACAAAATAGGTATCGCCGCACCTGCAGCGACAAACGAATTCCAAATTGGCCCCAACAATGAATTTACGATTGATAGGGATAACATTCACTTGGTGAACGCGAGGGGTAATGTCATCGCCAATAATGTGTTGTCGAGGTCAACGATGAGTGTGGGTAGCGAATTCAAGGTTGATAGAACTGCTTCAAATGTATTGGCAGTTTCTGGAAACGTGGTGGCAACCAATGTGAACATCGACACTAAACTTGTCGTGGGAACGTCTCAAAATGTAGGTGCGAATGTAGCCGTTTTTCAGAATGGAAATGTCGTGATTGAGAATGGAGGTTTCAAGTTGTTTGGTGATATGAACGTCTTTGGAAACGTATACGTCAGTGAAACGACGACGTATCAGACAGTGCAGAACTTGGTCGTACAAGAACCAGTGATTATGATGGCGAACAACAATGTCGATGGTACTTTCGATAACGCACTCATCATGGTTGAAGATGACCATGAGGCGAACCTTGTTATCGGGTACGACATGTCAGCACAGGAATTCGTGATGACACGTTCGTTCATGGGTCCATCTGACACTCTAATTACCTTCGACACATCAAACACTGTGAACTTACATGTGTATGGTCAGATGTATGCAGATGGGAGTGTAGGTGTTGCGAACACCTCACCTGTTCACACGATGGATATTGGTTCAAATGTCTATTTCGAGGATGCTGGGTCGAACGTCATGCACTCCAGTGGTAATGTGTACACCCAACGCCTCGTCGTTGGGTCTGGAGGTATAAGTGTTGGTGGCCTACTCACCATGAGTCCAGGTTCCGTGACACCAGTTGTTATCAATAGCAATGTTCAGATGAATGCTTTTCGTACGACTGGGACAGCACCGTCGGGTATTGCGAACACTTCACCAACTGACACTCTCTCCATAGGTTCTAAAATTTTTGCAAACATCGAAGCTGAGAACACTCTCACGATTGTTGGTAACGTCGAAGCGACGAATGTTGTGACACAGATTCTCTCTTCCGAAGATAGTTTAACGGTACACGCAGATAGATACGGTGGAAACAGTACGTCTAATGTATTGACTCTTAAATCTGGTCCAACTGCATCTAACGTGAGTAGTATCGAAGTCTATGGCGCCAGTACTTCGAACACACATCAAAACATTCGTTTCAAAACCAAAAACACCGAACGCATGCGTATCGCGTCCAACGGTAAGATTGGTATAGCTAACACAAATCCCACAGAAGCTCTCACGGTATCTGGTGGGGTTCATGTCACTGGAAGTAACGCGGTCGCTTATGGTAACACATGGGGTTCCAAAGGTATGCGCATGTACTCTGAGCCCTTGGTGGGACAAAACAAAATCGAAAACATCGTGGCGGCTGGGAAGGGTCTCAACATTTACGCGAGTAAGACGTCCACCATGGGTGGTCCCAAGGTGACCATCCTCGAGACGAGTAATGTGGGTATCGGGGTGACCAACCCTGTTGGTCGTCTTCATACTTCGGGTGGCACTGTGTTTATCAATAATCAACCTGTCCGAAGAAACGGGTTCAACCACCAGGGAACACCCCTCGTCGTTTCTAATGTGACACCTATCAACGACCTCACAGTGGATTTGGCGAATGTCATGCATCTAACACGTGAAGGTACGGGGACTCGTGATGGTGTGAGGGCGACATTCAAAATGGGAAAATATAATGTAGATTCTGGAAAATCTAGATCTAAACTTGACATATTTTTGGCTGACGACCGATACACAAGTGAAACAGAAGTTTTGACTTTACGTGCAGATGGACGTGTGGGTATTGGCCACACACAGCCAACCGCCTTTTTGGAAGTAAAATGTGTAGGTACAGCTGATCCAGAAACAAATGGTTTACTTGTACATAACCACAACAATGGAGATGCTATCATGGCTGTACAAGCCGACCTCAACGAAGGAAATGCCTTTTCCAGTTATATTCTCGCTGATGGTGCAGCGCGTTCGGGGTGGTCAGTGGGTGTTGCGAATAATAACGACTTCTATATCACCGAAGACCATCAAAAAGTTTTAAATCCAGACGGTATTGCTTTATACGTTAGTAATAATACTCGAAACGTTGGTATAGGTACAGATGCACCCCGTGAAAAGTTGGAGGTGAATGGAAATGTTGTTGTTGGAAGCAAGCTTACATTTGGTGGGCTTACGGGAGATGAGTACGGAAACACCTTTTTCTTGGAGAGAAGTTGGGATCCTGATTTCGATAAAAACGAACTGGTCATTTTCAAGGGTAACAAAACAGCAACCGCACCAAATAGTGCTGGTCCATCGAGGATTAGACATATCGCAGGTGAGCACATTTTCCAGACATACACAAATGACGAACAAACATTAGACGACCTTATTGGTACACCTGGTGACCCAGGTTCACTCGGAGAGGCGACAGGTGATGTACCTCTCTGTATAACTGACTTGGGAACAGTTGTGATAGGTGGAACTCGTGCAGATGCCGCAGCTGCAGCTGCACGCCCAGGTACTAAACTCATCGTAAATGGTGATATCGAATTCGCTGGTTCGGGTACGTTTAAATTATCTGGTTTTGATTTCTTAACGACTACTGGCGCTTCTTCAAGAAACATCCTCAGAAGTGTATTAAACGGTGTTGTCCGTCGACCACTGACTTTTACACACGGAGATAGTGTTAGTCAAGTGGAATTTGCGCGATTCGATG